TATGTCCATACCCTACGCTCAGCTTGCCCTTATCAGCGTAAGGCGTAAGGCGCAGGCTCTCATGGGCCTTGATACGTTCCCTCAAGGGATCAGGGGCGTCCGGTATTCCAGTAAAATCTATGGCAGGTTTAGGCATTATAATTGTTCCATGACCGCGTTTATGGTCTCTTCACTGACGACCTTTTTATTTTTCATTAGAATGTCAATGGCCCTGGCTCGTTTATCTTTAGCTGTAGAATCCCCACTAACTTTAGGCGTCTTGCCTTCTTTTCCTTCAATCGTTTTAGGTGCAGCACCAACCCTTTCAGCTTCCGATAAGAGCCGTCCGCTCTGCACGTTTTCAGACGCCCAGGAAAGAAACCAATCAATGATGCTCCCAGACTCTTTAGCTGCGAAAGGTTTCATGATATCTTCTAAAACTGTATAGGGCTCTTCACCCTCTTTAACTCGCGCCTCTAACTCCTCAACAAGCTTCCCGTAGGTGTATTCATTCTCAGAGGCCTCAGCATCGTCAATATCATCACCGGGTTCCGCTTCTATGAAGTGCCAATTTTTCCGGAAAAGGTCTAAGCTCCCCGAGGCTTGCTTGTATGTTTCCTGTTTCAATGGATTCGTTGGGTCTTCAGGCTCATTCCTCTTCCTATAATCATCAGCGTATTTTTCGGCTTGCTCGGTTGTGAGGCCACCTTGAGTCCCCTTCCCCACCAGGCCATAAATATAATCCTCACCGCCCAACGCCTCAAGCCCCCGGAGGTCCGTCCTCAACAACCTCGATATCTCCGCCCTTTTCCCCGGATCATAGACTTTGAAAGGATCCTTCTCGCCCTTATTGATCGCCTTGCTTCGAGCGCTTAGCTTCGCTTTCCACTCAAATTTCTCTTTAGCGTCAAGGGTCGTGGCGTCAATCTCTTCGTCCGTGGCTGTTCCATCAGATATCCGTGGAAGAAGGGCTGCCCTGTCTTGTTCTTTTATTTGGTCGGTTGCTTCTTTTTCCCGCGCCTGTTCATTTGTCAATATCCCCGTAAGGGTCTTTTTCTGTTCGGCTGTGATCCCATATTTCTTGAGCGTTTCCGGTTCACTTAATAAACCATAGGCCTTTGCGTAATCAGCCTTTCCCGTTAGCGGGTCCCTGGCCTCTTCTTTGACTCCAAGATAGGCCTCTGTAATAACCTGCTTTTCTTGTTGTCTTTGGGATTCTTTGGCCGCAGCCCCGACCTGCGCTTCAATAGCATTCTGGAATTGCTCTTTCCAGGTCTCTGCCATATGACCGGGTACCCTGAAGTTATCCCGGACATTATCTACAGCATCATCTACAGACTGATTAATAAGGGCAAGCTTCTCTGTATCCCCCTCAATCGTGGCCCTGACCGCTTCATCTTCCATTATATGAAGATAATTAACGGCCCCCGCAATGGTGTTTTGCCTGAATTTCTCTGTTTCAATTCTCCCTGTCCGAATCTGAGAATCTGCGCTTAGAGTGCCCCACGCCTTTTTCCAGTTCGCGGCCACCTCTGGGTTAATGTCTGAGGCTTTGCTTCCCAGTTCCTTCCTAATCCGTTCAAGGCCTTTCTTTCGCGCGTCCGATATGTCCGCGTAATCCGTAACCTGGATGAGCTGAGAGTGACCCTCCAATGCTATTTTTGCCTCATTGGTAAGATTTGTCAGGGAAACCGAGTCGTCGAAATACTTCTTTCTCAATCCAATTTCCTGAGCCACCTGGCCAACATCGCCCACGGCCTGCCCCAGTCTACCAAGGCCTTTGGCAAAGCCGGAACTGACATCTAATGGCGCGCGAACAGTAGGCGCTACGGTGGGTTCAACCGTCGATCTTATTGGTTTTATACGCATAGTGAATGTCCTTACCCGAACAACCTTAATTGATCACCCTTACCGGTGTTATTTTTTGTTAAGTTGCAGAGGCGACAAAGGCATTGTGTATTTCTTTTGCTGTGCTCTCCACCAAGACTTAATGGGACAATATGATCCAGGTGCGGGTAAAGCGGGTGCCACTGATTGAAGTCAGGCCTTGTTTTCTTTCCGCATAGCTGACACCGGTATTTATCTCTTTCAAAAACTCTTAGGGGATTGAAGTTCTCGCATTTCACTTTCATTTTCAAGGCCCTCCGTTTGTGTTTACTTTTGTGGCGTACCGCCTTGCCTGTATCGGTTTGGCAATATTGCTTGTAGTAAGCAGCTTTTTCCTTCTTGTGGGCATCTGCATAAATCTTATAGCGTATTGATATTTTTTCTTTATTCTCTTGATGATATTTTCTACGACGCTCCGCGGTTTCTTTTTTATGATCTTTGCGATATTGCTTGGCCCGAGCAGAATGACAAGACCTACATGTTGAACGTAGGCCATCCTTTGCGTGATTATCCCGGCAAAATTCAGACAGCGATTTTTCAACCTTGCATTTAGAACAAATTTTGGTTAAGACTGTTTCAGCCATGATGCTCATATCTCCTAAATATGGGTTATTGGTGAGGAGCGGTGCAGGGGCCGATCCCTGTATCGCTTCATTATTTATAGCAAAATCAAACATATTGGTCAAGCCTTATCCCCAATATTTAGCAGTTCGAGCCGCGCCACCTAAAAGCGAGGCTCCAGCCCCCAAGGCACCTTTCTCAGCCGCGCTCTTACCTGCCAAGCGTTGAATATTTGCTTCATTTAGCAGTTTCCATGCTGTCTGCTCACCCCCGCGCTTGATTCTCAGCTCGTCTTTGGCTACCTCTTCTGCCGATTCCATCAGGACCAAAAGCGGCGTGCCTTCTGTGGTTGCTACCCCCGAAGCGGCATACCCAGCCCTTATGGAGGACATCCTACGCTTCGCCTCTCGCGCGTACTGAGACGCCCGAACTTCAGCGGCCTGCTTCGCCTGCTTCGCCTGATATTCGGCCATGCGGGCATTGGATTCAGCGACTTTATCTTGCTGCCTCCCAGACTCATAAGATGAATATGCGGCGACCCCCGCGCCAGCAACGGCGGCGACCGCTCCAACTATTATGGCAGCAGAAGCCATGATTTACCTCTCCGAATTCTTATATAGTTTAGCATAGCGGAGATAATCCCGCCCATTGAAATAGCAGCGCAATTCCCCTTCAAAGCTGAAACCTAATCGGTCTATCCATTCAATTCCCGCCCAATGATCCTTCAATACAACCGCCTGGAGTCTTTCAAGCTTAAAATCATCCGCTAACCGGTTAAGCAACCTGATTACCGTCCGGTGGATAAAAAATCCGTGTTCCTCATATCCGGCTCCGAACATGGCCCATGCCTCGCCAACCCCTGGCCATAGAATGTTGATTCCGGAAATAACGAAAAGATCACCGTCCGAAAACGCAGAGTATGCCGGGCCTCGATTTTGAAAGCCTTCACTTAGGGCATCAGCCCCTATGAAATTGACCATTTCCGCCGTTTCAGGCCCGACTTTAAGCAGGGAAAGATGTTCTTTTTTGAATGGTATGAGTTCGTACATATCAATTCCCAACCATTTTCAAACGAATTGTCACAACTTCATCCCCGCCCTCGAAAGTCACTTTGTGAAAAGACTGGGTTGAATAGCTCCCAGGAATAGTCGCTCCGGTAGTTGTATTCGAACAAAAGGTAACTTGGGAAACATCAGTCGTGAGCAACTCTACATCGTATAGCGGAGCAATCATATCTCCATCGATATCAAACTCCAATGATTTTGAATCCCAATTCTTAGGCATTATCTCCTGAAGACGCTCAAGCCTAAACTCAACCTTGACAATGCCATTCTCAGCCCTATTAGGGTCATCAACGTCGGGGTGGGATAAAGGCACAAACTTGAATCGTTTGCCCTCCGTCAACGATTCGCCAAGGAATCGCTCAATGTCCAGGAGGCCATCTCCGTCGATAATGAAGTTTCCCAGCTCACTAACCAACGCTCCGTCGATCCAGACTGTGGCCGAGCATCGGCGAAGGTTGTTGTTTTTCAATCGGAGCTTGTATTCAGTATTAAATTGGATTGCTACTTGACCACTGATTTCCCTGACAGGATTATCGTCTTTAATAACCGTCAAGTTGAAACCGTTTCGTGTAACTGCAAAGGCAGAACTTACAAAACAAAGGATGCAAATCGAGCTAATGATTAAAGTTTTCTTCATAGCGGATCTCCCTTTTCAATGGTTTGAGTTCGTATTTTGACATTTTCTCCAACCTCCAAAGTGCTCAATCCGAAATTTCTAGCGTACCAAAAATCCCTAAAATTGTACACGGCAATGGACCTGAATGAATCAATTCAATCCGACCATCCCCCCAACCTAACTGTGAAACCTGGATGTTCCCCGTATAAAGTGGGATTTCTTCACCGAGAGCAACATCCGAAAATCTGCGAAAATCTATAACCTCGTTATTGATCTTCAATCCCGACGTTTCATGAACTGACACGAAGACCTCAGCCCATTTTTTAGGTAGGCCGGCGGTTGTTCCCCTTTCTGAATTTATGATGGGCTTCATGGTAACGAGTTTCGAGGTATAGGGAAGCCCGACCCGGATTTCGCTGGCAGCAGGATCAATGGCGACAGCCCCACTGGCAACCTCCGTTTGGTCATAAACCACCCCATCAGCGACGATATCAACCGTTTTACCTTCAAGATGGGCAAGCCCGGACACGGAACTCACCGCAACCCCGGAATAGATCAGGCCCGAATCGACCATCATGTCCGGGTCCATGTATTCGATGTAACGACGTTCCGCAAACTCACTGGCGGGCGGAGCGAAATTAGCGGTTGATCTGGCGACGTTCGAGATTTTAAGCGCGTCCAACCAACCACCATAATATGTACCTCCAGCAGCCGCGTTTCGGCCAATGGTTAGATCCCCGGTGAAATTCTGCATATTATGTGTAATTGCTTCCGTAACCAGCAATTCACCATCCAAAAAAATATAATAATTAGAACCATCGCCCACCACCCGGATATGTTGCCACGTTGCTGCCGTAAGAACTCCGGCAGCCGTATCGACGATTTGACTTGTGGTATCAGTAACGATAAAGGAAATATGGCCATTCAGCCAAAGGAATATATGGAACCAATGGTCAGAGTCCGTAGTTTGGGCGATAACACCGGCAGATGCCAAGGTGCTTTGATAGGTCCAAAACTCTATCGTGAAAATATTGTCAGCGCTAAAATCAAAATCGGCATGATCATGGATGGTCAAATAACCCTCGTCAGCAAGCGCAAACAGACCGGAGGACCCGCCAAACTTGCTCCGAGCCGTATCGATCTCAGCACCTCCATGGGCGGTAACAACATGGGCAGAGGCGCTTGAGTCAGGGAACGACGTGCTTTCATCATCACCGTTCATCCTAAGCAAAAGGGCAGTGTCCGAGTCAATGTCAAGCACCGTTCTTTTAACCGTGGCCCAAACCTCGTTGAAGCTGTCTGTCGGATCTGGAATAACGGCCACACTTTCGATTTTGCCATCCGTGATATGCCGACCCCAGCCCACAATTTCCTCGGGCCTCATGTAGGTCATAGCCAAAAGAGCCCCATCGGTTCTGACGCTCCACAGGATGGAGTTTGGCTCTTGTTGCCATGCGCTGTACTTGATACCGCCCAGGGTCATATGGTCGGCTAACAGGGAAAGATCTGGCGCTACATATCCTTCATCAAAAGAATTCGGGTCATAGGTCAATTCCCGGAGTTTACGGCCCCCTTTTTGCCAATAAAGAAGGCTGTTGTTTACGCGAATTGGATCTACGTTTTTCGCACCTATAGCCATTCCTGGCCGGACCCGAACATTGGTTGGAGAAATAAAGTCGTCCATGCCACCGGTCATTTTATAGGTTCCGTCGCCAGTTCCTAAAACCAATTCCCTCAAGGCCCCCAACCACAGGATTCTATTGCTGGCCGGGATGGTATATATGAATGCGTCTGCATCATCTGCGCCAGCCTTAAAATTCTCGTAGTCTCCCTTTTGTGAAGCCCATGCCGTTTGGGGTTGGTTATTGTTTGCTACAGCAACAAGGCTTTCCTCGTTAAAGGCCCCCGCCGATGGATACCCATTGACCCCTGACCAAGCCCCTTCCTGATATTTAGTGGAAGCAGCGACATCGCCTAATGTGACAATAACCGTAGCGGTTGCAATTCGCACAGTGGTGACAGCGGTTATTTTAACATACCCCCACGCCCCATTGATGTAGAGTCGAAGCAGCGCCCCCACATGACCGCCCTGGAAGAAGTCCCCGACCGACGTCAAATCAATATCCCCGACAGCAGCGCTTGGGGTGAATACTATGTCATCTTTCACGTCAAGCCATGGGCCGTTTGTGTGATCCACGACATCAAGAGACCATGCGGCGTGCCCGGTCCTTGTGAGTTTTCGCCATGCGTGATCCGGGTGGAAAATATACATCGTATCAAAAGATTGAAAATACTTGAGAAGCGGCAGATCTTCTTCCAGGTATGGCGTGGCTATCTCATAAGGTGTAGTATGAGGGTATTGTGAGGCCGGCGGAACAAAGTCGTCCGTTGCCACAGCGGCGTCCGTTATTCGAAATTCGTCCATCCAGCCGTAAAAATAAGCCGTCCCCGCGAAGTCCCCACCGATAATAAAGTCACCCGTGAAGTCCTGTAGATGGCTTGTAATGCCCTGCCCCACCTCTAAATGCCCGTTGACGAACAGAAAGTAACTGGTGCCGTCCCCCACGACCCTAACATGGGTCCAACCTAATGAGGTGATTGGCATTGTGGTTGTCGTTAAGGTTTGCCATGCTCCGGCATTTCCTACCCCGAATGTTAAATTCTGGGAGCCGTCATGGTCAAGATATACGCCGTTGTTGGCATCTGTGGAATGTGAGAATATTGTTCCAGCGGTTGAGGAGTACTTAATCCAACATTCTATCGTGAAAATGTCATCAGCGCTAAAATCAAAATCGGCATGATCCGGGATAGTTAAATGGCAGGCCAGAACTCCACCATAAAACAGGCCCGACCCACTTCCGAACTTTTGCTCGGCTGTGTCAATCTGCGTTATGCTTTCAGCGGTTACAGTATGCCCCGAAGGGCTTGAATCAAGGAAAGTCTGGCTACCGTCCATTCCGTCCATGTGAAGAAGCAACACATCATCCGGTTCATCTTCCTGAATCTGGCCATGGTTCATGAAAAACCGCATGTATTTATGGCCGGCTTCGATGATATAGGCTTGTTCGGTGGAAAAGACAAAAGGGATCAGCCGAGCTTTCCGGGTTTCATCTCCTTGAGCCACGACGTAATGCAGACCATCACGACGGGCAACACCGCCATATGGGAGGATTATGAAATTTTCGAGAGATTCAAGAGCGTTGAAATATTTAGAAAGGTCCGACCTCCCGAATAGGCGTGGGCTCCATTCCCCGGCAGTGAAATTTTGTTGGATTGGTCGTAATTGCATCATCTCACCGAAGTTAGAGTTTGATTGAAAAATTCTTTCTTGGTACTCTCCAGGCCATCAACCGCCTGTGCTTCCCGGATCTTGGCTTCATAGATATTCGCAGACAGTTCAACTAACGTTTTTTGTTTTGTAAGCGCCATAGCAAAGGCCATGGCAAGACGCGCGGCCAAGGCATCCGTAAATAAAGCGTCAAAGGTGCCTGAATCCGTGATCTGGGCAATGTATAAGATTTTGATCGAGGAGTCGTCAGTGAGCAACTTCCGGCCTTCAATGGAATAAGGGATTTGTCCGGGGAAATCCTCTTCGACCGACAGCACCCGCAGGCAGAGTGGGGAGGTCGGCAGGGTGAAATGGTAGCCCCACTCAGTTACAGGCGATCCCGCGGCCGCCGCCAGGGCAACCCTGACTTTTGCGAAGCCCCACGGGTGCGCCCTCAGAACCGCGTCCCGAGTGTCATCATAGAACCGGTTCGCAATGACCGCCCGGTCGTTATCATCGCTCAGGGCTTCAATGACCTGGTCGCCGATTAAAGTTAAAGCCTGGTTCACAATCTCAACTTTGCTTGCCATGGTAGACCCCTATTTGGGTGTTTCTGCACTTGAAACAATGCTTCCTAAAGAAACATCCGGCTTTGCTGCATCAAACTGGCTGAAATCCCAGACAATCAATTCCGGGATGTTGGATTTTAAGATTTCAGCTTTGTTTTTGTAGTAGTATTTCAGGCAGGCTTGGACCCACGGGAAAACTGTTTTGATTGCCGTTTTTGTTTCTTCCGGAGTGTCGTCCATGGCCAGCATCGCCTGAAATGTTTGCTGTGTACCGGGGTCATAATGTTCATAAATATAGGCACCGACATCCTGATTTAACGCCCCTGCGATCAGCGTCCGTTTTTCGGCCAAGCTCGGGCTTTTAGCGGTGAACAATTCCCGCGCCCTGTATTGCTGGACTGCCTCCTCACCTTCACCTATTGCGACTTGCTCAATGCAAAATGGCACCATGAATTTAGTATTGTCATATTTCTCAACTTCCGGTTGGTTCATGTTGTAACTGTACATTTGCGGCCCCTTTCAAATATGGATTTTTGATTTTCAAACGCTGGCATGCATCAGCAATTTGGGTTTCTGTTTTCGTTGCGTACTTCCGCCATAGATTTCGACCATTCCCGTAGAGGAACCACCCGAAATAGCTCATGACGGCACACACATCGCTGCCATTGGCTCTATTTTTCTGTACAATTTTATTAGATCTTTGACTATATGCCGATGCAATGCGTTTTCGGATCAGGGTGTGACTCCCGTAAAACCGGTAGCCTAAGAAGTCAACGCCCCGCACTTTTGTCGGGAAAACCTGCCAGTTGCCTTTGACATCCAAGTGCAGATTGTCTTTGAAGTACACCTGGATTTCTCGCAATAAAGAATGCAGAGACTCCTTATCATGATACATGATCACGATATCGTCACAGTATCTTGAATAATACCGCAGGCCCTTTTCTTCTTTTGCCCAATGATCAAAATACGCGAGATACAGGTTTGCGAAAAACTGGCTGAGGTAATTTCCGATAGGCACACCCGGAGAACTGTCAATAATTTCATCCAGTAGCCACAGGGTGTCCGAACATTTGATTTTCTTCCTGATAATTGCCTTCAGGATGTCGTGATTAATGGACGGATAGAACTTTCGAACATCCAGCTTTAGACAATACCTGGTCCCCGGTTTATCTTTCAAAAATCGCTTCATCCGCCGAACCCCATCGTGAATCCCGCGACCCTTCATCGAAGAGTAGGTATCCCGGATAAATAGATTCATCCAAATGGGTTCCAGAATGTTCATAATGCAATGATGGATGATCCGATCCGGATAATAAGGCAGCTTGGCGATATCTCGCAGCTTGTTGCCTTCAACCCGCTGGAATCGTTCATAAGGCGCGTTCCTGAATGTCTTATTCTTCAACATCTCGTGGATCTCGTTAACGTATTTTTCCGGGTTTTCATCGACCATGACCACTTCCCGATAAAACCTTTTTCCGCGTCTGGCATTTTGGTGAGCATCCAGAATGTTTTCCCGGTCGTAAATCTTCGAATACAAATTCCTATATCGTTTCATAGTGCTTGTGTTGACCCCCAGGTGTTCGGTTGCCCTACCAACCTGTAATGGGATACGTTATTTGTTCCACCAAGTGGTGAGGTTTCGAGCGGACGGAAAGACACAAGAAGCTGCCCGACTGCCAATATTCGCATTGCGATTCGACCCCGTGTTATTCGTATTGCGATAAGCGAACCCCGCAATCGCGCCATTATTCAGGTTGCCCCCTGACAGGAGCGCCTGCTAACCGGCAGAAACCGCCCAAAACCCAAAGCCCTGAGCCCGCGTGCGTGTTGCGTTTTGTCGTGCTGCGTTTTGCGGACTCGTGTTGCATTAAAAACCATTATCAAGCTGCCGCCCGACCGCCAAGACTCGCACTGCGATACGACCCCGCGTTAGCCGCAATGCGATCAGCGAACCCCGCAAGCGCGCCAGCATCCAGGCTGCCCCCCGACAGGAGCGCCCGCAAACCGGCAGAACTGCTCGCATAATAATAATCAGTCATGTATGTTGTGGACCCACCCGCCGCAACTGACGGCAGGAACGTCCCTGGGTGCAACGCCGATTGGTAACCGTTCGATAACGGCAGATCAATTCCCAGGTCCTCATAATCCGTCGAATCACCATCATCATCCCAATCGGCGGGATTGTTGCTGATAAACACATTTGCATCAGTTAGCGGATCACCCACGGACTCAATTTTAATTCCATCGACCCATTTCCAGATATGCCCGAAAGGGTTTTCGATGCCGCGAAAGCTGTTCGCTACAACGATCGTTGGTGTTCCGGAAAAATCATAGGCACATCGCAGACCGGAATCCGCATCTCCCCAAGTGATTGATCCCGACTGATTCCCGAGTGTTTGCGTGATCCCGGATTTACAGCGTTTCGCTAAATCCCAGGCCCCGCCCTCTGTATACCCCGGCAAAGCCGATTGGCTGTTCCAGGTTGCGAATTCAGTCAAATACAGCATCAAAATTGCGTGATCTGACCAATATCCTTGTGAATGAAAAGGAGCGTCAACCGTGCATCCAGCCCGAAGCTCTGTGCGGCTGATATAGGTCATGGGGAGGTATCCGGCAACGGAATGGATTTTATCGCCGGCGGTGTACAGACTGGAGCCTGTGCCGTCCACGTATGCGCTGACAGAATCGTCATAAAGGACGCCTTCAAAAGCACCGATGTATTTGTGGTCCGCTAAAGTTCCGCCCTCCCAAAACCAGGGATGGATGGTCGAAAGAACTACGGAAGCGTCTGATTTTGTGAAGTGAAAAGACCCTTGTCCAACCAATAAATATACATAGTTACCATCGGTCACATGGATATATTCGAACTGTGCAGCTTGCACATGCACCTGTCCATCCGTGCCATCGATATTCGAAGCCGTACCATCCGACTTTTTCGTGCTGTCATCCGCACCAAGATAATACTGAAACTCTTTTGAGGCGTTCAGCACGCACCGTTTCATTTGTTGTTGAATAGGGAAATCCGCATAATCGAACGGGATGAACACGCCACCGGTTAGGATAATTCCTTTTGTCATCACTGGAGACGACTGGCTGGTATCCCATCTGACGCCATAAGCTAACGTATTTACAGTGTATTTCTTATTAACGAATGCCATTATTCCCCCCTTAATTTGCGAACCAATTAGACCCGTCTGAGTATAGGCTAATTGCTTCATAATCTGTGTTCAACGTGTAAATAGCTGCGCCGTCTATTGTTTCAGAACCTTGTGTGTCGATTGTAATATTATTTGTCCCAGCATTTCCGCCAGCATCTTTAATGAGAATTGTCCTACCACTCACACACTGAGCCGTAGGTAGGGTCAATGACGTTACAGCGCCCGTTGGGGTATAAGTAACGTGCAAAATATAGTCAGTGACTAGGAGGTCGTAGGTGGCGGCATTAACCGTTGTAATGTTGACTGTTTGTCCGCCTTGGATATCAATGGCGGTATTTGGAGTAGTAGTTCCTATTCCAAGGGTAGTGCCTTTGAGACTAGTAAAAGACCCCGCAGCAGGTGTGGTGCCCCCAATGGCCCCAGGTGCCGCCATCAGTTCGCCCCAGGTTATCCGTTTCGTTCTCTCGTTAGCAACCGGCTCTGAGATATCAACAATGGGAGTAATGTCACCAGTTGCGACCGTCGTAAGCGCTGGCAGCTCACTGATTTTTGCCCCCCATACTGCTGAGGGAATGAATAAACAAAAGCAGGCTATCAATGTCCATGTCCATAAGCGTTTCATAATCTTCTCCTTAAAAACTCAGCCTTGCAAGGATGGTTCCCGCGCTATACCCGCCAGTTTTAACGCCAATCCGGTAGATCCAGCCCCGCTCTATTTCTTCGCCTGATTCTTGTTTGTCCGCCGTGTACTCTTTCACGTCTTTCCAGAGAGCTCCATTATCAATGGACCTCTGGACGGTTACCGTATCCCCGGAAATACCAGAGATCGACACGTTGAACTTCCCGAAAATGGCCATCTCATCCGACCACACATTTTCCGCCGTTATTGTTTTTGAAACTGATCCTATTGTCATTTTCTGTTACCTCTATTTATGCTTGGCTATAATAACACCTCTGCTCCCTGCCCCTCCGCTAAAATTCCAACTCAATAGGGTCGCCGCTTTCGGTTTCAAGCCGCTGCCCTGATTCTGTTTCTAATATTTGGGCTAAAGGCGGCGCAGGGAAGACAGGGCCAAGAATATCGTCAATCATATATTTGGAACCCAGGATCGGGGAAGGCGGCAACCATTGTTTTTCTTTTGGCATTTCGATACCTATTTTATCCCAGAGACCCGCAGGCCCCCAGGAATTTGAAGGTTTACGGATTAATCGTCAGATAAATCCCGTTGTACTCACCTGACGTTCCACCCGTTAAGGCTCTACCAATGGTCATTTGCTCAGTGACGGCAGTGGCCGGCAGTACAGACCCATCGGTATGGGGTATAATCGGCTCTCCGGCAACAAGGGTGCCTCCGGCTATACACGAACACGGCCCCCAGGTTTGCAGCCAGAAATAGTTATTGGCCGCCACCACCATATTCGGGAGACCTTGGACTAAGTCATTAACACCGCTTACGACATCCAGGTCATAGAACGGAGAACTGTATAGTTCGACCTCAGATGAGGTTGTCAGGGCTATGGTTCGGTGGACGTGGCCGTGTCGGCATTGGCCACCGATTTAATGATATCACAGGTTTGTCCCTGGCCCGCGTTATCATTCACGATCATAAGGCCACCGTCAAGGTTGGCTTCGGCAGCAGTGGTGGTGATATTCGGGACCTCAGTGGCCCCAATGGCCGCTGCTGTGCCAACAGTTACGTTAGCTTCAGCAGGAGAGTCGGTGCTGCGAACCAATGCAGCGATGCCAAGTTCAACCCCACCGGCATACGCATAGTGGAAAGTTCTCAGGCCATACTTGAACCTGGCGCCCAAGGGATACCGCTGAGTGGCCTCAGGAACGAACAGCCCCTTCGGCTTGCCCACCACACCTAAAAGATGGGGTTCAAAGCCTTGAAATTTTGATAACATTTTACTACCTCCAGGTGGTACGTTAGGGTTATTGGTTTAAGGTGCTTTAATGACCATCACATTCCAAGTGGACGTGGCTATATCGAGGGTCCCCCCTGTTTCATTAGCCATGGTTACGGTGACAGTATTAGTTGCCGACACAACGCCAGCGACTATGATGTCAGTAACGTCAATACCGGCCCCCACAAGAACGAAGTCACCGAGTGCCGCGCCTGTAACAGTGAAGTCCTTAGACTCTTGCGCTCCATCTATAAGACTTCCAGGGTCCCAAGTCGCACTCCCGGTCAATACTCCATCACATACGGTATTGATCTCCGCAGCCGTGGCGGTCAACCCAAGTTTTGTCAATGCCGTGGCAACCGCCACATCCACCAACTCATGGGCATCGCTCGACATAAACACCGGTTGATCTGCTGTCCCGCCTTCTGGGACAGGGACATTAAGGTTAGACATAATTTATATCTCCTTGATATTACTCATAATTCCTAACTCTCGCTACACGCGATCTCAATAACCTGCTCTTCTTCAATTCTGGTTGCGCCCATGTCCATCTTGAGCCAGACCTGCCAGGCGTAATTCTTGTCGGCCCTCTGGTCGATCTTGGCCTGGATGTCGGTCAGGACTCCGTAGCCGATTGCGCCCTTTGCGAAGGCGTAGCAGTAACGAACGTCGGACGTAAGGTCCAGAAGTTGAGTCCGGATAAACGTGAAGCCCATGAAGGTATTGATCTTGCCCTCAACGAGGGCCTTGACAGTGTTGTAATCAGCGCTCTTGACCTCTGTGGTCTCCAGGAGGTTGGTGATTTGACGAGCGGCAAGAACTATGTACCTTCCCATATCCTCATCAACCTCATCCGCGTCAAGCTGCTCCTTGGCCGTCATGAGCTTGGATAGGGTCAGGCCTACGCCGCCATGCGCGATCTTCTGGGCAGCGGGCAGGACAACCTCAGTCGTTCCGGTCCGGCCCGAATACGAGGAACCGCCAAGCGCAGTGATAATCACCGAGTCTTTGGCCCTGTTCATGGCCATTCGGGCAATCTGGTTATAGTAGTTTTTGGGATCGACAAGCATCCGAACCTGATCTTCCTTGTCCAGCAGCGTAGCCCACACACGAGGCGTAGCAGTCTGCTTTCTCCGGGAATGATCGACTTCGATGTTCGGGGTGTCGTCGTGACGGGTTACGAGTTCAACGGCTTCGGTGGCGCCCATTCGCTCCCAATACAAGGCATCTCCTGTCACCTGTACCGGTGGGATGGTCGTGCCCTCAAGCCTACTCGTTTTTTGCTGGGAAAGAATACGGATCGTGTTTTGGAAATTTTCTACATAATATTGTTCGATACTCTCGGCCATGATAATTCTCCAAAAAAATGATTAAGATTAACATCAAATATTGGAGGATTACCGGATCTTCCGATCCCCTGCCTAAATTAGGCTTTGGTGGCGTTTTCGGATTCCCGTTAAGGGATTATCCGAACAATCTTAATTGATCGCCCTTGCCGGTGCTACCCTTATACAGATTGCATTGTCGACAGAGACATTGTGTGTTTTGCTTAGTATGATTCCCACCCTTACTCAATGGTACGATATGATCAAGGTTTGGGTAGAGTGAATGCCATCGGTTAAAATCTGGTCTCGTTTTACGGCCACAATTTTGACAAATATAGCCATCACGTTTCAGAACTTCAACAGGATCAAAGCTTTCAGCCTTCACACCCGCTTTTTGTGATCTCCGTTTATGGGCGGATATTCTGCTTACGCTTTTCCCATTTGGAGATTTCCAATATTGTTTGATCTTGTTTACGTTGTCTTTGCAGTACTGTTTTCTATATTCTCTGAGCTTATCTTTATTCGCATCCCGATAATCATCCATCCTAATGGCTATTCTCTCTTTATTATTTTCCGCCCATTGCCTATAACGTTCCGAATACTCTTCTTTATGGCCTGCTCGAAACTTTCTTACCCTTTCTGATATAGTTGGCTTATTAACCTTGTAATATCCCTTGTTATATTCTGTCCTGCAACCCTTACACCAAGGGTTAAGGCCATCTTTATACCGGCTTCCCTTACAAAAAGCTTCTATGCCTTTTTCAACCCCACATTTCGTACATGTCTTTCTCATAGTTTGAGGTTATCACTATTCCCCTACGTTGTCACTCTAATATTCGAGTAAATCGCAGTTGACTTTTCCATCCCGGAAAAGCAGACGCCTAAGCTCGACATACTCGGATTCAGCCATCCAACCTTCAACAGCTTTTCCGGCTGCCGTCTGATACGCGACTTCGTAACCAATGAAGGTCACACCGTCCGCGTTCTTGGCGTTCTTTCTGCGGCCCTTGTTAATCACCTTTATATCGTCCAGGTCGATCTTGTCAAGTTTTATGATTTTGCCATCGACCTTTGGGGGCTTTGGCTCCGGGTGGGAACGTGGGGCTTTCTTTTGAACTCTTTGGCCCCTATCCCACCGGCTGTAGTCTTCCTCACTGACCATTTCTTTCATCGTCTGTGCCATCCGTCCCTCCTTTACTTGGGAAATGCAGTCTTAAAAAGATTCGCCATTCTCTCCACTGCTTCTGCATGACCGGGCATATCCGGGTTCCAATGAGCGTGTTTCTGGTCCTCGTTTATCGCTGCTATCTCAGCCTTCGCCGATTCAGCGCCTAAGACCCCACCGGACGAAGAAGACACAATATACCCATCTTCTTTCATTAGCTTCCCGACCTGGTAAGCGTACTTGAGCATCAGGGGGTGGTTCCCGATGCCTGACGAGTCCATGAGCGCCTTGAGCTGCGTCACCTCTTCAGCCGGAAGAAGGCGCTCAATGCCCCTGAGCCCTAATTCAACCCGACCGTCGAACTGATCGCCCCAGGACTCTTGCAGGGCGCCAAGCTCTTGCTTCATAGTCTTCTGGGCTTCGTGGGCCTGCGAAAATTGGTTGTCGTTCCAGGCCTGCACGAGTTTCCCGGCTTGCGCCTTACTCAATCCGGCATCGTGAGCGGTTTTTCCAAACCAATCAACCAAGCCTTCATCCCATTCAACGCCCTCCGGCATCTCGGGCTTTACGAATCCATAGCCTGCCACATCGTCCGGACGGCCCATCTTGGAATGAAATTTAGCCCAATCCTCTGGCGTGGCGTCGTCTTTTGGGACCCGGACGGAACCACCTATGAGTTTTTGGCCCTCCACATAGCTCTTGGCGAGACCTCCAACGTCTTTGAAGCTCTCCAAGGACTTCTCGGTCTTTAGGTCTTCTGGAAGGCCTGAGCGCCAATCCGCTTGGCCGCCCTGGCCTTCGCCCTGGCCCGCTTCGCCATGATCCTCATGATCCTCACCGTTCTCGTGTCCTTCACTTTGGCTTTGACCATTCCCTTCTTCCTCTGGCATATCATTTTCCTTTCGTGTTGCTACTTACATTGACACCAATTTCCGGCCCTTAATGGCATCTCCAGCGATTCGCACCATTGGCACAAATGCGACCGCTTCAGAGACATGTTCGCCCTGTTGGGTGGTCACCTGGACAACGCATCCGACGCCGGGAATCTCCATGGCCTTTGTTGATTTCATCCAACCTTCATTTTTCGAGCTGGCCTTGCAGAGGAGTTGGAACATATCTCCATCACCAAAGGTTTTTAGATCATTGACGTTTTTATGGGCTCCTGAAATGTCTGAGTTGTGTAAAGTTTTCATCTTTATATCTCCTTGATTAAAATGTGAAGTTATCGTCTTCCGGGTTCCTGAACAAATCTTCCACCGCTTGTGGGTCTTTGCCTGTCAGGATTAAGGCCTCAATGTCTTTAACGACATTCCGTTTACCAAGGGCTATTCCAATCTTCAACATCTGGTCTTCCTCAATAGACCCACAGTAAGCCCGCCGCATATCCTTAAGAACCCGCCTACCGTGGTCGCTGGTGAAGGTCTTCAGGTAATCACCTAACCGCGCCTTGTATTCCTGTTCCTGCCTCTCCTGGAGGTCTTTGGAGTTTTCTGCCATTTAGTTCGATGGCCCCCTGGGTGTGGCCGTTACGCTAATTGACGGGGTAATCTTCGGAACTAAAACACAATCGTATCGCTGTAGCACTTCATTAATCTCTGCCAGGCATTTCTGCTCTCTAAGAGCATCGTCCCCAACAATTTCCTTATGCTGCACCACTCCCTTTATCAAAATGGGACCACTTGCTTTGTTCAATTTACGCTCCTTTCTCTTAAAATAACCTGAGTTGATCACCTTTTCCGGTGTTATGCTTGGTCATATTACATTCACGGCAAAGACACTGCGTATTCGCCTTTGAATGATCGCCGCCCAGGCTCAAGGGCACTATGTGGTCAAGGTTCGGATAAAGCGGATGCCATTGATTGAAATCCGGCCTTGTCTTCCTCCCACAATTTTGACAGACATAACGGTCTCTCTCAAGGACTTTAATTGGGTTAAAATTTTTCACTGTGGCGCCTCGTTTTAGGGCTCTGCGTTTTTGCCAAGCTTTGCGGCTTGTGGCTTTGCCTGCTTCGGTCTGGCTGTATCGCTTCTGGCGGTCAGAAATCTTTTGTTTATTATCCTTCCTATATCGTTTGCCCCGTGCGGCTATCTCTGCTTTATTATCTTGATAGTATTGCTTCTTCCGTGCGGTTATTTCTGCTTTATGATCTTGGGAGTGTTGTTTTTGACAAGATCTGCATTGCCATCGCCATCCATCTCCCCTGCTTCTATCTTTGTCAAATTCGCCTATATCTCTCAGCGTTTCGCATGTTGGGCAGTATTTTTCCATGGGTTCATGTTACCATGATTACTGCATAAAGGCAAAGTTATCCTGTCATCTTTTCCATAACTTCTGGCGGGAGATCTTTAACTGCAGCGGCCCCGTCCCTGCCTGCTTTCGCTGCGAGTACCGCTTGCTCCAGTTTTTCTTGTTTCGCCTGCGCTTCCGCTCTTGCCGCTCTGATTTCATCCTTTTCCTCTTTCGAGTTGATTAGCTTCGAGGGATATCCCATGACTTCCGCCACATGCACGGCGGTTTCGTCAAGCTTGAAATTATCCATAATGTCCGGCTTGAGCTCGGCCATGCCCCCGGCAGCTTCGAGCGTGGCGTTGATTGCCTCATGGCGTTGATTGCCTCAATCTCTGTCACCCGTTGCGCTTTTGCCAGTGGGCTCTCATATTCGACCTTGACGCTCTCCGGGATCTCCACCGGAGGCTCTGGGAAAGCCCCGGCCCTGTTGAGCATATTGAATGTTGCCTCAATGATACGATCCAGGCCATGGAACACGATATTACCAAACGTAGGGCCAAGGAGCTGTTGAGCTAACTGGTATCGTCTCGCCACTTCATAAGCCGTCATTTGACCGGTTTGATCACGCGGTGGTATAAATTTGACCTTATCACCGTGGAAGATTTCCCGGATCGAGGCTTTTAAATCCTCTTTTTTAACCCTGTTTTCTGAAAACTTAGCACCGGTAAGGATGGGCTTGAGGTTATTTTCTTTCTTGACGACCGTGAGGCCCCCAGGGGTCAATCTTACTGACCCGATCACACCTTGATCAACCATGGCAAGGGGTGGGAGGATTGCCAACGACCACTCTTTTAGCGCCAACTCGCTTGCCTTATGAATGGTTTTGATATCCGGTAACGCCGTCCAGCCAGGACCCCGGCCATAGCTCTCACCACTCTCTCGCCGCCAGGGGATGACAAAGTATCTGAAATCATCATAACCACTTGTGCTCATAACAATCTTTTTTCTGACATCCACGTTGTAGCTTACAAACGGCTTTTGAGTCTCGTGATTCGCTCCAAACCAATCTTTGGGGAAGCAGGCGTGGAGGAACAAATGCATCTTAGCCGGGTTCTTTTCCGCGTCCTTCTTTATTTCGTCAGTGACCTTATCCGGCCATCGTTCAATGGCTTCCTGAGCGCGGATCTCAAATTCCCTAAATAGCCCCTGGACCCGGCCGTCGCGGCCCTCCATGATGGAGTAGGAGCCTGGAGGCATGGAAATAAAGTTGAACCCATTAAATCCGGGCTTTTTGAGCTCATTTTCCTCAACGAATAGAGCGCCGGTGCAGAATGTCACAAGATCGTTTAGAACCTCGATCCATTCTCCAGCGAAATTACTGTCCCGGAGATAGCCAAACTGGATTTGCTTGCATTCTTCAAGCCACTCCTGGACTTCCTTATCGTCGCTTAGGGTTCCGCCTACTTTGAGGCTGAACCAATCCATGCCCATTGATGTGAGATTGCCGTGTATCCAGGCTGCCAGGTCCTCAGCGGCCATGGTCGCGGTGCTGTCAAACATCTTTTGAGTGAGTTTGACCCCCGCTTCAACCTTGCCGACAATGGAAGCTTTCCGGAATACGATATTGTCGGCAATCTCACTCCATTGGGCATCCCAAAGAGACCGGTCGCTCTTGAGATTATCGTTGACTTTGCACAGCTCTTTTCCGTTCAATTGACTACCCTCACTTACTGGCCGAGCTTGCTTTTCTTGCCCGACAATTGCCCATACTGGGTAGTAGGCTCACCACTTAATCCCATGCCTGATGTTAAAATAGTTGAGCGTCTACCACTCCGCTTGCGTGCCAAATCACGTTCTTTCTTCGCCGCTTCTTCAGCCGCCCTTTTCATCTCCGGGCTCTCACCTGTCGGGACTGGAGGGGGAGGCGCTGGAGTGTAACCCCCGCCACCACCGAACAGTATTAGAGTAGATTTTATTAAGTTCATGGCTATGCCTCTCCGTGAAGATAGTTGTAAGCATCTGTGTGGCTATTACAACCGGGCCACCCGTGTTCGACCTCAGCTTTCCAACGGGCTATCACTGCATCCCTAAAACGCTTAAAGTAGCCAAGATGGGCCCGGCTCCGGTTGACCATAATGCGAGCCGCCCACTTCTTCCCTGCCTTATTCCAAACAACCCCAGTGATACCGCTTGTATTATTCTTAGATCTCCCGCTATTTCTTACGTTACATTGTGGTGTGACGTGCCGAATGTTTTTCCAACGATCGTCACCCCTAACTCTGTTTTCATGATCACATTGATTCTCCGGGAAATAGCCTTCCATGTATAACCAGGCTAAGCGGGAAGCACGGAAAGGCTTACCATCGATCATGATTCTGCGATAACCGCTTGGACTTATACCCCCAGCCTGTGAGCCCACCCAAACACCACCCCGAGAAACCCTCCAAACAAAGACCCCTGTTTCAGGATCGTAGTCTAGCAGCTCCCTTAATCTATCCTGCGTTAACTTTGCCATCTTCCCTCACATCACTTCAAAAGCTGTCTCTGCTACCGGCGCCCTATGATCCGCATGGAACGAATCCTTTAAGACCCCGACCCTCTTAGCGGCCAGGCAGAAATAAGCAGTCGTGTGGAAATAATGATCGGCCCCTAACTTTCGGTAACGGTACACCCTGCCCCCGGTCTCTTTGTCCTCTTCAAGCACTTTGGCGATATTTGACATCTCATGCGCGTATTCTTCAACCTCATCGCATTTGCGGGGAATCTCCAGGCGGCCCTCTTTCGATACAAGATGGTGCGCCGTGTCGCAAGCCTCGGTTCTAAAGGCCATGATGATCCTATCGTCTTCCCTCCATGCCGCGCTCTTGGCCGGGTTATTCGCGTAATCACATAACCAAACCTCGTAAGGTTCAGCTTGCTGAAATTCCCTGACTACCCGGGTCTCTGGCTCGATATCAAGGACCGCAGCCTTGACGTTAAATCGTTGGGCCAGGTCGTGCAGATCGTTGAAGTTGCTCAATCGAGCCATCTTCAGGATCTTAAACCGTTCATTTCCGAGCTTTCCACCGATAACTACATGCAGGATCTTCCCCACGTCCACGCCCATCGCGCACGGCCCCATGGACTTTGTTGACATCGCCTCTTGACCACAGCAAGCGTAAATATCGTTGGCTGTCAGCTTGTTCTCAGCGGCTATGTATGCCATCCCCAGCTTAGAGTTATAGACTTCCTGGATGTTCCCCTCTGGAGGATCGTTATACATGTCCAAAATGGTCTTTGGGCTGACATATGGCGAGTTGAGTTGACTGAGCCAATATCCCTCGCTCTCAGTCCGCTCCGGATGTTTGGCCACCCATTCACCGTCCATTGTGAATATCTCTTGACGGCATTTTTTACAAAGCCGAAGCCCATCGTCACTCACGCATGCCGGGAATTCGATCTCCAAACAGGTATGCGTGTTACACTTCCGACACTTGATCATCCAAACCATTTGGTTCGATTCGTTGTATTCTTTGTCAACGCCAAAGTCGGGGATGGTTGGAGTGGAGAACGAAGCGTACTCCTGGACCGCGCTGTGGCTCATGCGCTCCATGGCCATATCGACGGCCTTTGAGTCCATGAGGTCCCGTTCATCCAGCACAATCTTGTCAACGGGGATGGACCGCAGCTTAGAAGAGTCTTTTTTCATCCCTTCGATCACGGATGACAAACGCGCTCCCCGAAGGTACAGCATGCTTTTCCCGATCCTTTTAATATTCGTGGAGTCTGTGGACTGAACGTGCCTGCCAATGGGCCGTGGATTGTCTGCTATGAGAGGATTGAACCGGGCCTTGGCAAAATCTGAGACATCATCGCCGGTCGGAAAGAGGTAGAGACAGCCGGAGGGGTATTGGCCGTGGATCATCCCGTGGATTGTCCGCAGGACCTCCAATTCCGACCACCCGATTTGAGCGGCTTTACGGCCTACTCGGTGCTTGTGGTCTGACTCCATGGGCTTGATTTGCCATTCGTGCCCGGCCAGCTTGTATTCTGAGGCCTGGAGTTTGATCTTGTGATACCACGCCCAATGCCAAGCGGATACAGCGCTGATCTCTTCTGGAGTGATTTCAGGAGCCGTCTGTGGCATCTTCCCTCCGCTTTTTCAATGCCAAATCCGCCCTCAATAGGGCTATTTCCCTAAGTTCCACCTTCCGTTCGTCGGCCATATCGTTGACGTTGAGGTCTATGCCGTCTGGGGTCCGCAATTCAGTCTTGTCAGCCCAGTTGTGGCGGTTCTTCATGTTCATATACCACAAAACAGCATTAAACGTTGAATCGTTCAACGCCTTCCGGCCTTTAGACATCCACCAGGCCTCAGAAAGCTTGTCACCCCTTTTTACGGATGCGGAAAATTTCTCATATTTATTCTGCCATATCAAGAAGGTATTGTAATCTATACCTAATTCGGCGCACACTTCGACCTTTGCCATGCCGGAAGCCATGAGTTCTGGAACAAAATCACAGTATTCTTTTTTATATTTAGTTGGCCTACCTGCTGGCATAACCACTCCCCGTTTGAGGTGAGGCCCTGGAGCTTCCTGGGATAAGAAACCCCAAGGCCGGTTGAAAGGAGATAAAGATAGACCGCACTCTAAAACCGTGAGTTCCTAAATGTCAAGCTTTTTCTTAAAATCCAAATTTCATCCCGATCCTGTAATTATTAGCCACCGTGCCAGCCTCAACACCGATTGTTACAGCCTGCCAATACACCCTGTATTCCTGCGGTATAAAGTGGGTAATTACAGGGTGTAAAATCCCTGTTGTTAGAAAATAGATATCCGCCCTGGACTTACTCGGTGCCCTCCCCAGGATAGGGTTTTTCTCATAGAATTCGTTCCAGTCCGCACTCCGGGTCTGGAGCCAGTCAGCACAATGGAGGGTGAGGTAGGTGCCCTCTAAGATTTTATCTTTCTTTGTCCACGGGTCGGCGTGTAGGCACCCTTGGAGGCATAGGGTTAGCAAGATCATTACTACCGGCATTTTCTTCCACTGTTCCTTCATTCGCTTCAGGACTGCCGATAGCCTAATTATTTTACGAGCCAGGCGCTCACGGGGGGTCGATTCTGGGTCTTTTGGCGTTTTCATCGTAATCCCCCAAACGCCCGCCGTGAAGAATTCTCAACATTCACATCCGCAACCCCCGCAGCAGTCCGAAAGTTTTCCAGCCTATGCTTTTCACAAAACCTATAATTGCCAACCGTTGGGACATCGCAATCATCATGCAAGCAAATATGTCCGTTCGGGCGACGGTGGGCTTTGAGCTTCTCGATGAATTTTTCCTGGCTCCAATCGTCAGCGCGAGGGATAAACGCCTCTCCTGTGGGGCCAGGGGCTTCCACGTCTTTACCTTCCGACCTTCTACGTAACCTATTTTTTTCTTTCCGCGCTTCGTTCGTAACATCGTTTCGATCCGCCCTACGGACTTCGCGTTCTACTTCCCACCATTTCGCGCACTTCGCACATGCTGGGCAGTGCAGATTGTCCTCCAGGCCAAACGCCGCGCCACA